AAAAAGGCAAGGAAACTATTCTTGCTGAAGATGTTGTCTATGCTTATATGGATATGACAGGTGATATTACTATAACTAATTATTTAATTAAGAGTGTCGGAATAGAGTTTGTAAGAATAAATTCAACTCAATTGTCAATTATTATGAAGGTATTTAGAAATAGGAAAAATTTGGTTTGGGTGCACGTACATAAAGATGATGATTATTTATATGACGATGTTGGTGGTAATGATCTTACTAGTTTGAGAAAATGTGTTAATAAGAAGAAGATAATGTTGGAGTCTATTATTGATTTCCCAAAAGATTCTCTTCCCAAAGAAATATGGGATTATGAAAATGATAAATTTATCTTAAAGCGAGACGTTAAAGATAGAATTATAGAGATCTTAAAAGCATATCCAAATATTGATTTGCTTGAAATAGGAGGTGAGTATCATCTCATCGGCTCTTTATGCACTAATCAATACTCAGATGATGCAGATTTAGATATTCATATTGTTTTAAATGAAGAGTCAGAGTATGCAACAAAAGAATTTCAAGAAGAAGTTTACATGTGGTTTAAAGATAATCAAGATACGATTAACGCATACATACATCAATACCCGGTTGAAGTGTATGTTCAGTTAAATCCATTTCAAGAGCATATGGCTGATGGTGTATATGATATTATGAGTGATAAGTGGATAAAAGGTCCATCAATTGTGCCTTTTACTTTTGATCCGTATGAAGAGTATTCAGACTTGATTGATGATATTGTTATTGAGGCTGGAAGCGCTGATAAAATAATTGGAGAATTGAAAAGAGATGTTATTGATTATGATATAATTAAAGACGTAGTAAAGCAGCTTCCTTCTGATGCTAAAGAGAAATTGATGAGAAGGCTTGAAGCTAAATTGGAGGAGATTGAAAAAGATATTAGAGATCTTCTCAGATTAAAAGGAAAATGGAGAGATGCCAGAAGATTGGCGTCACAGCCCAAAACTCTTGAACAAGCTTTACAAGATGTTGAGTTGGCTAAGTCATGGAGAGATAAGAATGTTGTTTTTAAGTTTTTAGGTCGATACAATTATTTACGTTTAATTTCTGATTTGGCTAAGTTGGTTGATGATGATAAATTGCAGGATCAGGAAGTAAATGTAGTTCAAAGAATATTGAGTGTATAAATATGATTGATAAAGTTAAAAAAACATTTGTAATTGAAGCTACTCCTGACACTATGAAGAGATTTGAGAGATTTTTGTGTTTCTTTCATTATAATAGTGGGCATTCAGGATTATTTGCTATGGGTTTTGATGGAGATGGCCATGAGGTGATGACAGTAAGTCCAGCTCCTGATAAAAAATTAGCAGATGGAATGAGAGACGTGGCAGGAAAAAGTGTTGAAATAGCTAATGATGATGGATTTAGTGGTGACTGGTTAAAAGATGAGACAGATGAGTCTATTTTTTCTACTATCAAAAAACTAGGTTTTTGATTTATGAGTAAAATAATTCCTCAGCGAACGGTTGATGTTCTTCGTCAACAAGCGAATGTGTCTATTAGTAATTATGGAATAGATTGTGATTTGTACATTCCTAGCAATGTTGGAGCTGTGCAATATAAAGATGTATACTCTACACCATCTGATTATGTTTTTGTTCATTATCAAACTTTAGTATGGATTGAGTGGTCTCCTAATATTTATAGGTTACGACAACTTGGATTGTTTGCAGAAAAAGAACTTCCAATTATCGCTAGATTTCAGACTGAAGCTCAGGCAGATGATGACACTATTAGAATGATTGATATTATTGTTCGGAGTTATTTTAAAATTCCAATTCAGCATGTGCCTGCAAGTATCGCAAAGACAGATGAATTTGAAGTTATTGATGTTTTGACAGATAGGATGCACGATGCAGTTATTAATCAAGTTTACAAATGCGCTCCAAGGAGAACGAAATGACTCAGCGTAAATTGACGAACAATCAAGTAAGTGAAGATATAGAAATAGATGTTGGTGGAAGTAAGGTTGTTATTCCACCAAGAGGAGTGGTACGCGTAGATGTAGATAGTGTTAGAAACATGTCAGCAATCAGAAGTCGTGTAACTTTGGGTGAAGATCTGACTGAAGTCGGTGAGAGTAAAAAACCAAATTTGAATGAATAATATGTTTGAACAATTATATGAACAATTAAGAAGTGAAAGTATCTTTAAACCTAAAAGTATGGAAGAGGTTATACAAGAAATATTATCTCAAGCTAATGCTACTAAAAATGAAGATGGTAGTTATGATGCTACAGGAAATGTTGAATTAGATGGTTTAGGTTTAACTAAAATACCCGTTAAGTTTAGATATGTAGATAAAAGTTTTTATTGTGAATATAATAATTTAATTTCTTTAGAGGGTGTTCCTAAAGAAGTAGGTGAACATTTTTGGTGTAGTCATAATAAATTAACTTCATTAAAAGGTGTTCCTATAAAAGTAGGTGGATTTTTTAATTGTAGTCATAATAATTTAACTTCTTTAAGGGGGGTTCCTAAAGAAGTAGGTGAACGTTTTGATTGTGGTCACAACGAATTGACTTCATTAGAGGGCGCTCCTGTAAAAATAAATGGATATTTTGTTTGTAGTAATAATAATTTAACTTCGTTAGAAGGAGCTCCTAAAGAAGTAAGTGGATTTTTTAGTTGTATTGGTAACAAATTAACTTCATTAGAAGGCGTTGGAGAAGTTAAAGGTGAAATTCATTGTCAAGGTAATCCAGTTTCTGAAGATAAATTATTAAAAACTATTGGAAGATAATAAACAGTGTCAAGTTTTTTAAAAGTTATTGATGAAGGAATACGAGCTTTATTGTTCACCAAATTTGGTGATATAATGGGCTTTTCTTCTATTACGTACGATGATATTGTTATATATCCTAAAGATATTGCGCAGAGGCAGATTGCAGAACGGCGAGAAACGAACGTAATCGAATTTGCTAACCTATGGAGGGAGACGACCAGTAATGATTGGACTCGACAAAGAACGGCTGTCGCCAGAGAGGGTATCCATCTAGCGTATCAGGATGGAGATGGACCATCTGGACTGACTGACGAGAAGACCTCAATTATTGGCGCTAAGGCGATGCCAGTTACTTTAGAATATAGTGTGTGGTTTTGGAGCCAACATTTGGATCGAATAAATCAAGTATCAGAGGAATATTTATTTTGGCAGCAACAGGATCCTAATTTAAGCATATATTATAACGATTTGTACCCGCTTGAATTTGATTTAACCAAATTTGGTGAAGTTAGCGATGAATCCGATTTACCAAATATGTTTGAAGTAGGCAGAGTATTTGTTATTCATTTTCCTATCACTGTTGAGGGTTGGATTTTTCAAAATTTGGTTGAGAAAACGATCAAGAAAATTGTTATCACTGTTTATGACGAAAATGATCTCAGCGACGTACGAGCGTTCCTTTCGGAAGGAACTGATGCCGAAAAAGAAAATTTAAGACTATATCGTGAAATAATTACTGAATAGAATGTTATTTATAACTTTACTGAAGTAAGGAGTTAATCATGGGAATTATGGTCTCACCTGGTGTTTTTTCGCGCGAAAAAGATTTGTCAGAAATTATTCCAAATATTTCTAGTACATCTGCTGCTATAGTCGGTTATTCCGCTAAAGGCAGTCTTGATGTAAAAACAATTACTAATTCGCAGAATTTTGTTAATGAATATGGCAAGCCTGTCCCAGGTAATTATTTTCATTATTCCGCGTTGGCCTACTTAGAAAATGGAAATGTTTTATACTGTAAAAGGGTCATCAACGGAGCACTTTATGGTGGTATGAGCGCTGTCGATAGAGATAGTACTGATGTCAACTCTGCGTTTGGAGTAGGGCAGTCGAGCGCGGTATTTTATGATGACTCTCTTGTTTTAGATGAGATTTTTTCTGTTTTCGGAAAAGATCCTGGTGTATGGAACAATAAGATTTCTATTAAGATTGTAAATGTTAATAATATATATTATGATTGTGATGATGAGCATACTGCAGAAGAAGTAGATCAGTACACATTTACAATTGAAGTGTATTATGAAAATGATAATGGCGATGATGTCTTGGTAGAGTCTTGGACTGTGTCAAGACAACACAAGATAGATGGATTTGGTAGACAGATATATCTTGAAGATCGAATTAATGATTTTAGTGATTATATTCTTGTTGCTGACAATGAAACTCCTGCTGATACTGTTGTTCCTAGTACAGATACTGATGTGGTGGCAATATCTGGTGGGACTGATGGGACTGATGTCACAACAGGTATTATTAATATTGGTTGGGCAGAGTTTGATAATCCTGATGATATTGATGTTAGAATTTTAATTAATGGTGGACTTACTGATAAAGCAGTTCAGTTAGCAATGCTAACTATTGCAGAAGATAGAAAAGATTGTATTTGCCTTTTTGATATGCCATATGATTATATTTCATCAGTGGATAGTATGATTGATTGGAGAAGAGATACTCAAAACTTTAACTCTTCTTATACAGCATTATACTCTCCATGGTTAAAGATTTACGATTCTTTTAATGATCGAATAATTGAAGTTCCTCCATCTGGTTATATTGCTTCTATGATTGCTTACAACGATTATGTAGCGCAACCGTGGTACGCTCCTGCTGGTTTTAACCGTGGCATATTAAATGTTCTCTCCATTTCTGGTGTGTTTGATAAAGGTGAAAGAGATCGATTATACCAATATCAAATTAATCCACTACAGGTATTTAGAGGGCAAGGTAATGTAATTTGGGGTCAAAAGACGCAACAAGTCAAAGCTTCTGCTTTGGACAGAGTAAATGTGCGACGGTTATTGATTATTTTGGAAAAAGCAATTTCTGCATCCTTGCAATCATTTGTGTTTGAACCAAATAACGATTTGACTAGATTCAGAGTGGTTGCAATGATCACTGAATATCTTGAGTTACTATCAAATCAAGGAGCTTTTCAGACTGAACTTGGTGATGACGGTTATCTTGTTGTTTGTGATACTACAAATAATACGCCAGCGGTTATTGACAGGAATGAATTGCATGTTGATATATTTATCAAGCCTATTAGAGCAGCCGAATTTATACAACTTCAGACAATAATTACAACTTCGGGGGCTTCTTTCACCGAATTGGTTTCAAAGGGAGTCTTTTTTTGATAATTAATATGTTCACATGCGTACGTGTATGCTTAGGTGGATCGTGGCGACATTCTTTTTTGACTGATGATATAAACTATATCTAAATCTAACCACGGCAATTTGAATAATTTAAGGAGTAATAATAATGGGTGTTACTATGGGCGTCGATAATCTAAAAGCGGATTTAACTAATCCACAGCGTGTATATTTGTGGGAATTTCAGTGTGCAAATCCTATTGGTGGTGGTAGTGCAAAAACATTGATTTTACGATGTCAGTCGGCATCGATTCCTGGTGTATCATTTGGGTCTATTCATATTCCATTTAAGCAGTCGGCCGGAATAAAGGTGCCGGGTAAATTAACTTATCCTCATACATGGGAAACTACTTTTGTTGAAGGTGAAGATAAAGAGGTGTTTTCTATAATTCGTGCTTGGAGACAGCGAATTATAAATGACAAGACTAATATAGGTGTTGGAGACAATTTTATCAAGGCTGATATTCATATTAAGATGATTGCAACAAAAGGTGAAGAGACTCTGATGTTACGTCTTGTTGGTTGTTACCCAGAAGCGATTGCTGATATTCCATTATCCTATGATGATGAGCGTAATGTTCTTTATCCAGTAACTTGGAGTTATGATCGCTGGGAAGAGGTTTAATTCTAATGGGTATTTTAAACCTGTTATCAAACGCTGTTGGTCCTCAATCTATACTTTCTTATCATAGAACGTATAATTGGGATCTTTTTATGTTTTTTAGCATGGGCTACATAAGAGGTGAGCTTTTATCTAAGTTCTGTCAAGAAATAAAGTTTGGTGATTATTCTATTAGTGAGATGAGTAGGTTGAGATGGGGTGGAAAATTACAGTTTTTCCCCGGCGTAATGGAGATTGAAAATATAACAGCAACATTTGTGGTGCCATTTCCTGATTTAGTTGGTCCTTTTTTTAGAGCGTGGAGAAGAAAAGTCATTGATGATCAAGGGTTTTATGGTGTAAAGACAGATTATGCTAAATCTATTCATGTTTGGATAAGTAACACAACTTATTTTCCAGCAATAAGATTGGTATTAAAAAATGTATTTCCAATATCTGTTCCTTCTTTTGATTTATCATACAACAATGAGGACGTATTAAAATATGCAGTTACTCTTAGTGTAGAAAAAGTGGAGGTAGGAGGTGTTATCGGTGAATCTGGTAGTTTTGTAGAATCATTATTAAAATTTTAGTTTAGAAAGGCGGAAAAGTTATGGATTTTATGAATGTTAAACTTCCTTCAAAATGTTTGCCATATAAGGATGTAGATCCTGACGGTATTATGATTAGACAGTTGACTGGGAGGGAAGAGAGAGTATTATCTGAAGTAACTGTATCTAATTTGAATCAGAAGGTTTTAGAAGTTTTAAAAGAAGTTGTAACCGGAGTAGATCCAAAAAATCTTACTATAGGAGATAGGTTATTTATTCTTATTTGGGAGGTAATGAATTCTTTTTCTGATGATTTTCCTATCTCTTATATATGCACTTCATGTTTGAAAAAGGTTGATGGATTTGTTAAGTTATCTCAAATAGAACTCATCGAACTTAGTGATGATTATAAAGAGCCGGTTCCGGTTACATTGTCTAGTGGTGCAGTTGTGAATCTTCGTCTTTTAACATCTCAAGATGAAGTTTTGGTTTCTGATTATAAAAATGCTGGACAAGAAGAGTGGACCTATCGATACGCCTTAAGTATTGTCAATGAGAGTAAAGACATTATGGAATTGATGAGTTTTTATGAGTCACTTCCAATAAAAGATACTGCTAAAATTAGAGCGTTTCAAGAAAAATACTATCATGGGCCGGATATGGAAGCGACACATCAATGCCCATATTGTCATGAGGAGGACCAAATTTCTATACCCTTTCGAATTGAAGCACTTTTTCCAACTGGGAAGGAGCTTGTCAGAAATTTTGGAGATAGAATTTAATCTCATTTACTGTATTCATATGACAAGAGAGGATGTTATTTCTTGTCCTCTAAAAGAGAGAGATTGGTTACATAGTCGTTTAAGAAAACAGTTAAAAGATGAGAAACAACAGAGATTGACATGGCTAAAGAATCAAAGTGGGTAAAATCATATTTAAGATTAGGTTCTGAATCTTTTGATGCACAAACATTTTATCTTTTAAGCATTATTGAAAAAAGGTATGCAGAGAACTATATGATGTTTGTCAATGAGATTCAGAGAATGTTTCTCAAGACTGACAGAGTTAACATAGCAGCCAGAGATTTAGAAAGAGACATTAGACAAATAATTGGAATTATTACTGAATTGAAGGGAGCAGGAAAAAGAGGTGGAGCAAGAGTCGGTAAAAGACAGTTAGATGATTTATTTGATCTTTTACGAACAGTTGAAGAGGGGATGGAGAATTTGATAACAGAGTCTCAGTCTTCAGAGATGCTGAAAAAATTATTAGAAAACATAGGAGCTAATGTTGGAATTTCTGCGGCAGCTTTAAAAGAAACCAGTCAGGCCATTAGAAAAAATATCGGTCTTATTCAAGCGAATAGATGGAGATATAGAAGAAGAATTAGAGAAGGATCATTAGGAGAGCTTGGTAGAGGATTTGTATCAG